GCCGCCAGTTTTAAAAATTCCGCATCAATAACTTTATAACTTAAATCAGTCGAATCCGCTCTATCATCATAAATTTCGGTATTTGCATAATAATTAAATGTTAACGCATTTTGTAATTTATCAACAGACTCTTTTAATCCACTACCGCCAACAAAATTAAAATTTAATGTTACATCTGCAATCATAGGTTGAACACCAATACCTTCTGGATTTATATCCAAATTCTCATATTTAATACTTAATCCTGTTGGAATAATTTTTGTGTTGTAAAAATCTCCAACCCTTAATATTAATACCGGAGGAGCTCCAAATGATGTATTAGTCGCATTATTATAATCAAGTGTTTCCCTACCATTATCTACTTTAACCGTTGGTATTGTATCGCCAGGTCTCATACATTGTTGTAAAAATGTTAACCTTGAATTAAGCCCTTCTGGTGTCATTGAATGGAAAGCCGGTTGAAAAAACTTTAATTTATCTCTTAAATTATCAAACACCATTGGAGTATCTTGTTTTATCACCTCGAAATAATCACACTCAGAAAGTAAAGATCTTAACACTCTTTTACTTATATTATCTCTTTGAGATACTCTTGTTTCAAGTGTTGGTACTGTCTCACTTTTAGTAACAACATTTCCGACAATTACGGTTCTTTCTTTTACTGGTAAAACAGGTGGTGGAGATTTTAAAGTTGAGGTTATTCTTGATATATATGCTCTTCTACAAGCCATCGCACTTGTGGTAAAAACTTCTTTATTCACTTTATTACCATCTCTTCCATCTTTATCGGTACAATTAATCACCCCTTTATCGAAGAATTTTTTAGTATTTTCATCATAAGATTGGGGTTGAGCTCTTTCACCTAAAGCAGCTCCTGGAACAACATTTAGTCTTTTAGGTGTATCATTAACATATTTCTCCATTCTAGGATTACCTGTTATATAACCGATAGCGCTATTAATTCTCCTTTCTGCGAGAGAATCGTTATAAATTAAATCAGCTTTCGCTGAAGTTGTTGCATCAACTACGATAGTAACAGTACCTTCACTATTAGCGATAAATTGTTTTTCTAATTCATTAATTAAACCATCAATACCCTCTTTATTTTTAGTTATTACTGTATTAAAAAATAATGTTGTATTACCCCCACCTTTATTAATAGATTGTTCTTGATATAAATCTATCGTTGGTCCTGACACATATGACGTATATAAATTATTAAAATTTTGATTATTTGGTTCATTTGGTTTAGGAGTATCATTTTCAAAATAAAAGGCCCTATTAGTAAATTGTTTAAGATTATTTTCAGGTGAACTTCCAGTACCTCCATCACCCCCACTGGCACCACCACTATTATCACTTGACACTTGAGGTATATCACTAATTGTTTTAACCGAATATTCAAGTTGTTCTCGTGTCAATTCTTTTGAACCAATTGCTTGTTGTATTTGAAACAAATCGTTTGGTGGTATTGTATAGTATTTTTTGGCTAATTCATATAAATCGTATTTTCTACATCCCGCAAAAAATGATTCTAAAATACTATCAATTCTAGTTTTATTTGTTTCATCACCAAGAACTTTATTGACGATAACATTTAATACCGATGGATGGTCAACAACAATTTTCCAACCTATTGAACCCGTTCTATTGGTGTTTTGATATGTATATATTGGTTCCGGTCTCCCAATAAAATTATTATCTTTCCATGCAGGTCTTGTATCTTCACTAAATGTTAAACCATATGGTGGGAACCACATAACTCTACCTCCATTTGGTCCTCTTTCACAAACCGGTAAATCTGAAACCGTAAACCCAGGACTGTTTGATGTTGCCCAAGCTAGGTTTTCAATTGAGAACATATACTTTTTTGCCTTAGCGTTATCAAATGACCCAATTATATTTGTTGAATCTTGTCCTCCCTCTTGTTTGTTTGGAACTATGTTTAAATTATATGTTTTATCTAAAACTGAATATGAAAATCTTCTTCCTTCAGTAACAATTCCATCTGTTTTTTGTAAATCATTATATTGTAGATATGGGATATCTTTAGCAAAAACTCTACAATATTCGGTTCCAACTTCTTGACCTATTGACCCAACATATGTCAACACTCTAGAACCTTTGGTTAGTTCTTTGTAACCATCATTAAAAACTTTAGAAACTTGATCAATTGCATTACCAACATGTTGTAACCTTTTACCTCCTTGTGGTTGACTATTAATTATTCTTTGGGTTTCATCAAGTATTGAACCTTCTTTAAAAACTCTCTCGGTGGATTCTGTTGAGTTATATGATGATGGTTTAAAATCCTCATCTTGATTAGTAACCACACCACCAACACCTACTTTCTTACCCGCATTTCCTTTATATTTAGGCGAAACCCAAGTAAAACCACCTTCAATTCCACCACCATTACTATATGTTGGCCCGTTTGCCCCTAACCTAATCTCTTTACTAGGTCCTTCATATAATTGAGCGAGTTCTTGAGGTCCGTAAACAGGTGATTGTTGTTCATTACCAAAAGAATCTACCGGTAATTCTCTACTTGGTGAGAACACTCTTGATGGGTCAGATGTTGTTGACCCAACATAAAAATTAGCATTATTTGTTTGGGTTCCAACAATTACACCCCCCAATCTATCTAATAATGTTCTATCGTAGTTTGGTTTATACTTATTAAAATTAATATTTTTCCATAATATTGATTTTTGACCACCACCTGTGTTATTATAAAAGATTTGAGAACCTGTCTTTCCCGCACCTAATAAGTTACTAACAAAATTACCCACAGCCGCGATTGGGTTGGCAAGCAACGATTGGGCTATAGTACTAGGTCTTGGAGGATTAATATTTGGGTCGAAATAGGAACCGGGTATTAACGAAAAAGGAAGTTCACTTCCCGCCAATCTAAGTGAAAAGTCCGCCGCTGCGGCTATAGGATTAGATGGGACAGTAATTTGATAATTAGGTTCAATTAATGGAACTCTACCCGTCAAAATATTAACAACATTCGTGCTACTATTAATATTTAAAAAATTAGCCCTTCCAATAGTCTCTCTAATAATTGCTCTACCAATTCTTTCTTGGAATTCTCTCCTAAGCGTTCGAGCACCTAGTCGGGCAATAAATGAGTCTTCACTTAAACGACCATTACTACCTTGTGGGTTTGATGATAATAATATTGATAATGGTGAATAAGATGACGAATTAAAAGTTGTTGGGTATGGCTGATTGTTATATAAATTTGGGATTCCTCCGGTAAGTCCATTGTTTATTGAATCCGGAGACACAATCGCATCTCCAGCATCTAATAGTTGAAGACTGTTACTACCATAAGCGTTTAATGGTTGCCATGGCGGTGCAATACCCGGAAAACCAATCTTTGCGGCAATTTGGGCGTCTTCTAAAAGTTTTGCGTCTTGTTGTCCAGGACCATATTCTCCTTTATTAGGAGCAATAGTATTAACCGGTAAATCAGGTAGTTGTTCGTATCCACCATTATTACCCCATTTATTAAGTGGGTATAATTTATCGGCGAAAAATGGTGTATCTATAAAAGAGTCCGGACTGTCAACAGGAACTAAATCAGATTGAACAATCTCATATGTTGTCGGTGGCACAACTTTAGTTGGAGATTTGGAGTATGGTGCCAAATTTCTCACAATAAGTTTTTTTCTAAACCCTTCGGTACTAATATAATCTAATGGACTACCCATCTATTTTTGGTTTATTTATAAATAGGTTGATGTTATTTTTTTTCATTAAAAATCACGGTCGTCGTTCAAGTTCTTTTTCTTTTTGGATTATAAATTCATATATCATTCTTTTGAAGGTATCTGACTCAAAATATTGTTTTAACATTTGCATTATTTCTTCCTTACTTACCGTCTGAGGTAATTTTTTACGGTCTAATTTTTGATCTAAATTAAAATTTACATCAATTGATTCATTTTTACTAATATTTTTATTATAAGTATTTTTACCAATAGCCGTTCCCATAATAGAACTTCTACTTATTGATTCTTGTCCAACAATTTTAGGTAAACTTGCAGTCTTTTTATATAATTCCTCTCCGGTAATTTCTTTTCTAAAAAATTTTTCAACATCACTAGAACCCTTAATTGATTTTGCCGTTTCATCTAAAATTTCTTTTATTATTTTCTTACTTTCTTCAGCAAGATTGCTAGCACCTCCAACAAATTTTTCTTTAATTTTATCAAAATTACCTCCAAAATCTTTTATATCAATTTTATTCGAATTAATATCTTGAAATAATTTTGTCATTTTATCTATTGCCCCCGTAACATCTTTTCTAACTTCACCCGTTTTAGGCATCTTTTTCTGCCCAATATCAGAAAAAGTTTTAACAATATTTGTAACTCCTTCAAGATTTGAAATTAAAGGTTGAGAAGATACTGCTCCGAACTTACCAGCATTTAAAACTGCCTTCATATCTGATGCAATTGATTTTAAAAACCCTAATTGACTTCTTTGAATATCTTCAAGTTCTTTTGGAGCGTTTCTTTGTTGTTCAATTAATTCATCAAATTCTTCTTGATTTAAATTTTGTAAATCTTTTTTTACCCCATCATTTAATTCAACCTCATATTTACCACCTTTACCCATCTTGGCAATATTTGCTAAATATTGTTTATCCTCTTCATTTTCAAAAGTTAAACCAGCCATCTTTACTTGAGATAATCTTTTGTCTAAGTCCGAGGCAGCTAAAGCCGATTTTGATAATGTTCCTGATGCCAATCCTGCAGCTTCTTCCATTTCTCTTAAAATTAAAACACCCTGTGGATTAATTTTAAATGAATTAGTTTCTTTACTAAAACTTACAAATTTTTGTCCTACTCTAGCCAAACTATTTTGTAATCCGGTTGGGTCGGTTAACGATTGGTTAAATAACGCAAATGGGTCAACTAAATCACCAGCAACAACCCCTAGTCTTTGAAATGCCGCAGCAACATTAATCGCTTTTTCAGGACTTAACATGTCATCCGCAAACCTAAAAGTTTCACTCATATCAATCCTTAACATTGATGCTTGTGCCGCCATTTTTGCAAGTCCTTGAACCCCGCCAACAAACTGATAACGATTCATTTTTTCCATATTGTCGGAAACTTTATTCATAACCGTAACAGCATTTACCCCAACACTTTGAATATATTGTATTGAATCTTCTAAATTAACACCAATTTGTGATGTTTCATACCCAACATTTTTAAAATTTTCAGTTAGATCCTGAGCACTAATACCTAAAACTTGACTTGCGGCAAATAGTTTACTAACAACATCTTCATTTTCAATAACATTTCTATTAGAAGCCTTGGATATTTGATTAATTGTTGTAACAACATCATCTATTGAACCCCCTAATTTAGTTACTCCAACAGTGGAATCGGCAAATGCTCTCTGCATCTCCAAAATTCTACTCCTACCTAAACCAAAACTTTTATTTAATAAATTTGCCGCACCGACCATCTCATCTAATGAAGTTGCAAGAGTCTGTGCTGGTGATAATATCTGACCAATTATTTCTTTAAACTCCTTAAGATCCTTTAATCCGTTACCAAGGTTTGGGGTCGTTTCCGCTTGCATATAATTTAACTTTATATATAAATAGAAGAAGGACTAAAATTTTTAGTCCTTCTTGTTATCTTCAAACCATTTATCTAATAAATACTTTCTTACAAATAATGGTATTTTTTCAAAATCACCATAACTAATATTCATTAATTTGTTTAAATAATAAAATTCATCTATTTGGTTTTTCCTATAATCAGAAGAAAGGACGAAAAAACTCGACCCCAAACCCAACATTCACTATTAGGGTTTCTCCGGACGGGGCCGTTATTGATTTATTCATATCTAATCTAGGTTCATTTTCATTCATAAATTTTCTAATAAATTTAGAATCTGAAATAGGCATTGTTTCAATAAATTTGGAAATGACAGATTTATCTGTAGATCCGTCAATTTCAACAATTTCTTTTTGTAATCTCCAAGTGATTTTTGGAACAACTCTACCTTGAGGGTATGTATCCGAAAGTCTATTAATTTCCATTATCTCACCATAATTAAGAGGTTTTATTTTAATTGTTGCTTGAGATTTTGGTAATTGGAATGTAAATGTTCCATCTTCATTTGGATTTTGACCTTTTATAACATTTAATTCATCTATTAAAACTTCAGTTTTAAATGGTTTTTTCGTAACAGGGTCGGTAAGATTTAATGTTATTCCGGGACCAAATCCGGTATTTCTTAAAAAGATTAATATTGCTTCAATGTCTCCTTCAAGTAAATCCTCAATTTTAACATCAGGTTCATATATTTTGGATCTTAGTAAATTAGTTGTGAAATCAACCCCTCCACCCATTATAATATTTTCGTCTGAGGCTGTAAGATAACCGACTTTTAAAGATTTCTTTTTATTTTTATAAAAAAGTCCTTGTGATGGTAATTGAACCACATCATGTGGTAATGTAAAGTTTTCTTGACCGTAGTCTCTTGATTGTGTTTCCATGTATAAAAAATTAACCGTAAAGTTTATTGCTTTACAGTTAAATATAATTTGTTTTAATTTTTTTGTAAAGACAATTTCTGTCTTAAATCTGAAATAACCCATTCAGGTCTTTCATTAATATCTTTTTCACATATATTACAAACAAAAATTCCCATATAAATATATATATGGGAATTCAATAGTATTGTCAATCGTTAGGTGTATCTTAATATTAAAAAATCAATAAACTAACACACATCTATCCATCCTTAATGTTGCCGTAATCTCTGCCAATGCGTCTTGACTATAACTTAAAGCACCAAAATCAACGTCAGTTAAAAATGTCCCATAGAGAATCCATTTTTCAACCACAACCCCTGTTGGGTCTAACATCTCTAAATCAATATCTTTCTTATAACCCGCAGCGTATCCCATACGACCTGTAACAGATTCAGCGTGTAAACGAACCCACTCCATAAGAGCTTGAGCTGCCGAAGGACCAATCGGGTCACGGAATTTAACCTGAATTGGGTCCCAGTTAAATCTACCCGCAACGAATGTTGAGGTATTTAGAAATTGGATTTCAGTTGGAGCAATTTTTATTGATGGTCTTTTAGCGGTTTCAACAAACCATTCATTTATCCCTAAGCTGGACGGAAACCTTAAAATGAACCGATTCTGTCGTTTCGGTTCGTAAGGTATGGGCATTTTCATTAATAAATCAGCCATGTTATTTCAATTTTGTTTTTTTTTGTGTTTATATTTTATAAATATACTCTTGATTAAAAATTTTTATATTTACTTTTTTTTTTAAGAAATTATTCTCTAGTTATATAACTTTTTAATGCCTCCAGCTGTAGAATAAGTCTTAACTATATTATCTGGTTTATCTTTAAAATGTTTACTCATTGCTTCTACGTTTTTTATATCATCATCTGAAAATCCTATAACTGGTTCTTTTGGTATAAAATTATTTGAAATATCATTTTTAATAAACGCTCGTTTATTTAAAATTCCTGACATTCCTTTAATATAAGACACAAAATCTTCCATAGCCTTTACTTTTAATTCTTCAGGATTTGATGCCCCTTCTTCATCACCAAAACTAACAGGGTGATACTTATTTAACTCTAAATACGATTTAATTAATTCATCGTCACTCATTTCATCTTCATTAATAAACGACCTATATTTTTTTAAATTTTTAATTAATCTGTCTTTATCTATACCATTAAAACCGCTTATAATGTAATTATATATCGATTGTTTTAATGTTTCAGGGTTATGACCTCTAGCCGTTATAATTGCAAAAATTGACCCATTATTTATTGCTTCTCTGAAATCGTCAAACGCTGGACCTTCTTTAGCCCTCATAGAGTCAATCAAAAAATCTTTATCACCTTCCGTCCTAAAATTCCTAAATGGTTTATCTGCATACCCAACAACCACTTTTCCTTTGTATTGTATGGGAGTTTTACCTAAATCATGTCTATACTCTGCAAAATCATCAGTGCTCATACCAATTTCTTCACCATCTTCAGTTTTTAACATAATTTTAGTTGGCATATGGACAATATTATCATCCCAATCAAAGGCATAATATTTCATATCTGGTGTTCCCTCGGGATTAAATCCTTCTTTAATCTGTTTTTTCATATTTGGCAATTAAAGGGGATACTTTTGTACCCCCATTAAATTTATTATTTTTAGATATTTTCAAACGAAGCACCTGTCGGTGTGATGAAAAACTCAATATCGATGAACTCAAGAGATTTTGTAGGTTTTAAGTAAATTTTACCAACTAATCTGTTAGAGTCTAAATCTTCAGGTGTTGAAGACACTGTTACACGAAAATCATAAAGACCTCTATCTCTTCTGATTGAGTCTAAAATAGGATTAACACTATCTAGGAATTGTTGTCTTACTATTTGATCATTTTGCTCAAATAACAATCTTACAGCTACCGCTGAAATCAACTTACGAGCTTGAAGTAATAATCTTCTAACATTCAATCTATTAAGTGCTGTATCCGCAACTTGTAAAGTTTTATTACCCCAAATTACAGTTCCAACATCAGAGAAAGTTGCGATAGGGTTAATTCTACCTTGATACAATGTATCTCTATCAGTTTGTGTAAGTTTTTGTCTAGCTTTGATTGAGTTTACAAGACCTCTTGTGTAACCCGCTGATGCGAACCAAGGGAATGAAATGTTATCGGTCAATGCTAAGTTTCTACAAACCTCACCTGTTGGTGGTAAGTAAATTTGAGTATTATTTACGGTATCACGAACTAATATCCAAGGATAATATGTTGAGGTATAATTAGAATCAATACCTGTATTATCTAAGTTATCTACAGCTTCTTGTGAGTAAATAATATCTTGAGTATTCGTTGAATCTGGTGTATACATTTTATAGTCAGGTGTTGTTGCAATATAAACTGAGTCAGCTCTTGAAAATTGAATCATATCAATTGATTCTTCAACAAGATTTGAATTATTTACATAGTCAATACTTGATGTTGCAAACACATTAATGTTTGTAGATTCAGGATTTGAAAATGTTAGGATACCAAGTAAATAAGCATAATAATCAGTGTTTGCAAAATCTTGGGTATTATTTTGAACTGTAATTCTTTTAAATAATCCTTGACCTGTTGCATTTGGATATCTTGAAGATGGAGAAGATCCTGCTAAATAACCCTGAGAACCTAATTGGAATCTGTCTTCATTTGTTCTCCATTCTCTGTATATATCCCATCCGTCAAAACCTCCAGCAAAACATAATGTATATTTTCTTGAGTATATGAAGTAATAAGGACTTTCTTGTGTTTCAGGGTCTTCTCTAAATTCTGCAACACCACATTCAAATGCCGTTTGACCACTTGCCAATGAAGTAGTTGATATCGTAACCACAGTTGCTCCTGAATCCATATGGAATCCTTTACTTATAACATTCCAAGGTTGTCCTTCAACACTTGGATCATTAACCCAATTAGTTGGATTTTGTTTTCCCTTGTAAGTTAAAAAAGATTCATCAATACCAAATTGTGTTGAGAAACCTAAATAACTTCTTCTAACTATATCACCAGCAGATTGTACTGGAGCACCTCCGGTACTAGAACCGAAAGGTGGGTTTGAAATTACTTCACCAGGGAAATAATATTTCGTTTTAAATTTAGGGTAAGGTGATGGATAAAGATTATAATCTTGATATTCTCTTTGTGTATAACCATAGAATCCACAAGGTAGAGCATCTATTGGTGCCTCATCAGACATTTCAACCATAACATATTTAGAAATTAATGCAAACTCCCCATTTGATGACCCAATTTTTTTACCGATAAAATTATTTGAGTCCGGATCCATATTACAGTTTGTAAATTTCTCAATTACAACGGGATTTGCATCAGTATCAAAGAAATCTCTAATAAAAACATCAAAAGACATATTATTGAAGGATAAATTTGCAATTGACACTTTAACTTCAGTATTTGCAGAATCACCATCAGATATTGATATAAATTTGAATAATTTATAAACTTTATTACCTCTTAACTCTGAAACCAAATATGGTGTTTCAGGTGACTGATATCTTTCCAAATTATAAGCGATAGATGATGTATTTTGACTTCTCGCGTCAGGTAGTGCTATTAAATCACAATTCAACCCTCTAATATATCCTTGATTATAAGCGTAATTTAGTGATCCTAAATATGATTCTTCAACATAAATTGGGACTTCAAATCTTGATTTTCCAAAATTATCAACACCTAATACTTTTGTAATATATTTTGAAGAAGATGATAATAAAGATGTTTCAAATGAGAAAACATTATTATCTTTAGTAACTCCCGATAATAAAAAAGTTGCAAAAGGTGATTTTGAAATTTCAGAATATTGTCCAGTACAAATTAATTGTAAATCATTTGGGGTCCAAGTATTGTTATTATTGTAATCAATTCCCACTTGATAAATTGGTCCATGATTAATACTTGAGGAACTATTTGTAAATAAAGAGATTCCTCTTGAACGAATAGTTGCAACAACCATATTATTAAACTCACTATAAGCACTACCTGTAAATGTATAAGTATTACCTATAACCGTACCTGTAAATGTGTTAGACGAACCTGAAGTTAAATTTGATACCACATAATAAAATGAATATCCCGAATAACTATCTGTCAAAGAATCGTTATTTTGAAATTCAAAATTTGCATAATACCAAACATCATTACTATCTGCAGTTAAATCATTTCGAGTAAAATTGGGTTCACAACCATATTGACTTTCTATTACCGAGTATTGACTAGTAATATTAAAATATTGTGGTTCAGGTATTGACCCATAAATTACTGCAGTAGTTGCTGAAGTTGATGGTGAGTTCATCACCGCACCCAAATAAGAATTAAAATCATCTTGTAATGTTGATATTGAACCATCTTGTTGTCTGTATTGTGTAGTAAACGATGAAGTAACTTCAGTCGGTAACGAACCTGAAATAAATTCAACAACACCTAATAATGAATTACCTGTAAATGTTGCTGAAAATGATGTTCCTGAGGATGGATCTCCAATTGTTGTTGGATCAACATTTGAAGTAACATTAAGAGACCAAGAAGGTCCTGCGTCATACCCCGACAGACCAAGTATTCTTGTTACAAATAATTGGTTTGATTGTTGTAGATATGATTTAGCGATATAAGCCGCCTCATACTTAGGTATTTGAGTATTGTAAAATTTAGTAGGTTGGGTTCCTCCAAAATAGGCTTGGAACTCATCATAATTAGTTATGAATACCGGTTCAAACGCCGGTCCTTTAATTGTTTCTCCCACTAAACCTAATGTCGTAACACCCACACTTTGGGCCACGAAAGATAGGTCTGTTTCTGATGTATACACGCCCGGAGATACGAATACTTTTTGGTTTGCTTGTGCTGTTTGAAAAAACATAGTTTAAAATTATTATTGTCGAATTTATTTTATAGATAAATATTCTATATTTTATGAAAAAACTTTACTTTTGAATAAGTATTTATAAATGGTATGAATTAATTCTGCCTTTTTTCTCACCATGAAAACTAAGAAAGAAATTAAAAACATTAAAATATCCCCCGAATCACACAATATCCTTAAAAAGTATTGTGATAAACGAGGGATTAAAATCTACAAATTTTTAGAAAATTTAATTATAGAAAATTGTAAAGAGAAGAAAGATATCTATGGTGAAGATTAAACTAACTTGTTATCAAAAACAATTAGAGATTCTTGGTTATTATTAATTTTAGTTACTTCAATTCTTAAAATATCATTAGTTGTGATTTGTATTGTTTGAGGATTACTACCAAAATAATTGTTATTTATATACACATCAAAGGTGTCTACATTATCTGAACTTAATAAAGACATGTTTGATCTAAAATCAATAATATCAACCAATGTTGTATTACCCGTTACAAATAAAAACTGAAAATTAAACTCATCAGGATTTTCGGGGAATTTATTTCTTCTTGGTCTTCTTGTTGTGGTGTCTATTTCAAAAAGTTGAGTTATTCTTTGGATTGCTGGTTTAACTTCGAATTCTTCTTCATCAATCAGATATCCTAACATTGTGAAATCATAATTCTGAACATAATATTTTCTTGCATCCATTGTCATTTGAGATTCGTCTGAAACATTATCTAAAATAATTGGAACATATTGTCCCTTAATAAAGGTGTATGTTTGTCGTGATGCAAATGTCTGCATGACAACTTTATTTAATTGATTCAATTCCCTCATTCTATTACAAATGATTTTAACACTATATTTGATATCTACCGGGACGGGTTGAGGTATAGTATAAATGTCCATGCCTTGTTCATTTCCATTCCAAGTCGGAACCGAGGCATAATAAAATTGTTTTCTATTTGGAATTGTATATTGAAGTGATGGGTTTGTACCATACTTAACTTCAGGTGACCTAACGACAGTAATAAATGGTGGATTTGGATTATAATCCAAGTCTATAAATTTATAAGTTTCAACATATTGAGACCAGTTTTGAGTGGTAATAATAATATCTACCATTGGGACAACTTTACCTTCAGTAACCACCTTCAAATTTTCTTTAACAAAATCCAACATACCTCTATCCAAATCCGCATGTAATACCGATTTGGGTAAATAAGTTCCATCTTCTTTGATGTATTGAAGTAGTTCTTGTCTACGAGCAGACAGCTCCTTTTTTGGAACTAATGGTAATGTTGGTTTGACTATATTTTTAGGTAGTGGCATATTTTATATTTGTTTCCATTGTTTTACATAAATCTCAATATTAAGAGGAACCCCATATCTGGTGATATCAATATCGAAAAGATTATTTAACCGGTTAATAATTGACCTTCTTATATTAAATTTATTTTCTTTTGGTATTTCATTAAAATAAAATTTTAAAAGATAAGTGTCTGTCGAATAATTTTCACCTCCAAAATGTGTCTTCCTATCATTAGTTACTATCAATTCAAATAAATCGTCACCAAACGTTCCTTCAAAATATTCAGATATTATCGGTAACATCGTACCGATATATTTTTTTTTATCTTCAATTTTTTTAATGGATTCTTCTTTAGAATTAGTAACTTCTTTTATTACTTTACGTATAATGTGTTCCATACTTTAAATACCCTTAAATTCATTTTCACTTACATAGGTGGCAATGATTGTCCTATAAAATGGACGATATCCTCCGTAGGTGTGTTTATTATCCGACTTAACATAACCATCGTCAGATACCACATAATATCTAACTCGGTCTTCAGATTCATAATATCCAATATAGTCACCCAAAAATATTTCAACATCCATATCATTCAAAGTTTTTTGATATATAGAAAATTTCATATTACCAGGTTCTTTTTGTTCAACTCTTGAATTACCAATAAATTTAGATGTCGGTGCCATAACCTGAACAAGACCTTTTAACTCGATAGGTGCTAAAAATTGAATCCCGTCTTCTAATACTTCACCATAAACATCATCGGTCTTTGTCTTATATCTATCAATACGATATAATACAACCGTAAAGTTCATATCGCCGTTTAGCCATTCCATTCCCATATCAATCTCCAATGAGTAATCCTCACCTCCAAAAAATTTTCCTAACCTTGTTATTGGAACTAAATTATTTTCCATATTAATTATTTATAATTTTTTTGTTTATAGAATGACTCTGAACCGATACCTGATGAGTTAATTATTACTTTAGTATTAAAATAATTTTCAATACCTTCACTTAAGGATGAATTCCATTCACCTCTAATATTGTCGAATGTTCTGGGACTTGTGCTTATTTTTAAATAAGGACTATCATCAGGAACCACATATTTTACAGACATGTGATA